AGATAAAATAAAAGATGAAACTTTTAAATTACCATTATTGGCTAGATCTATTTTAAATATAACATCAAAAAGTTCTGATAAGTTTTTTTATTTTACTGGAAATGATGATAAAAAAGTAATAAAAGTTGCTAAAGAATTTAATAAAATTTTAAAAAGTAGTAATTATAACCCTAACTTATTTTTAAAAGAAGCTTTTCAGAATTTAGTAAAATATTCAAATGTTTTTATAATGCCTGTTAAAGATGAAAAAAATAAATTAATAAGACTCAGAATAATGCCTAATAAAGGTTGGACAGTAAATAAAAAAATAGGAACTTTTTTATGTGAGGAATTTGTTTTTCAAGATTATTATGAAGATGGTTATTGTAATACAAAACAAAAAGTTTTTAAAAATAAAATAGATATTTTTCATTATACTTTCAATAGAGAATCTGATGAAATTTTTGCAATGCCTATATGGTGTTCTGTTATACCAATTATAAAAAAATACAATTTTTTAACTAACAATGCACTTCAATCTTATGCAGATCAAGCAATCACAAGAATAATCTACGAAGTAGGAATAACAAAATCTGGAACTATAAAACCAACTAGACAAGATCAATTTGATAGCACTAAAAGATTATTAAGAGAAACTGATGATGATTTAATTATAGATTTACCAGTTAATGTTAACAAAGTAGATAAAAATTTCAATTCTCCAGATAAATTATTAGAGGTTTTAGAAACACAGATATATGCTGGACTTTATACTTCAAAAGGACAACTTGGTTCTACAAGTTCTGGTAGACAAGATGCTGAAACTCAAGATGAAAACACTTTAAATATAACAAATAGTTTTTTTAAAGAAATGGAATTTCAAATCAATAGAACTATAATAGATGAAATTTGCATGAATTTATTTGGTTCTTTAGATGACGAAATAGAAATGAAATTTTCTGAAGGTTTTAATCTTGAGGAAAGAAGAGAAAAACATGCTGTATTTTTATTCCAAGGTGGAATTATTACTATAGATGAAGCTAGAAAAATGTGTAATAAACAAACTAAGAAATTTGAAATAAAAAATACACTTCAAAATTTATATAGCAAAACCAATTCTGAAATGAGCGGTATTGTAGAAAATGTTAATAATCCAAAAAATCAATATACTAGTGGTACTGGCACCACAAAAAAAACAAAAAAAAATTAAAGAGGTGAAAGAAAAAATTGCATGAACATACTTTTTATAAAATTAGTGATAGTTTAGATATTAATATTCTAAAAGATTCTAATGAATTAAATAAAATAAAAAATGTTTATACATTAGAAGATAAAAAAGTTAAAAAACCAATTTTAAAAGAAAAAGAATATCAAAATATCATTTATATGTTAGCCACAACTTCTGATAAAAAAATAAATTATAGAAAATATGATGATGAAGCTGTTATAGAAATGTCAGATAATGGAAGTTATATGGCTCCGTATAATAAACCAGTTTTAAAAAATCATAATGATTTGTCTGGAGAACCATTAGGTAGAGCATTAGATAGTTTTGTTATCGAACATAAAACTTTATCATATAAGAGCCCTTATAATTCAGAATTACAAGAAGATGTAATTGAATTTTTTAAAAAAAATGATTGCTTTAAAGATGGAAAAACGTCAATTATTTTAAAATGTTTTGTTGATAATAACACTATGGAAAAAATAAAAGATGGATATTACTTAACTGTATCTCAAGGAATTACTTGTTCAGATATGATTTGTAATATTTGTGGAGAATCATTTTTTAAATGTTCTCATTATGCTGGTTCAACTTATAAAGTAAATGATATTGAAACTGAATGTATACCAAAAGCAATTGGACCATTTATTGCTGAAGAAATTTCAATAGTAAATATTCCAGCAAACGATACTTCAATTATTTATGTACCAGAAAAAAAAGAAGAACCTAATAGTGTTTCTGCTTCTGATAATAAAAATATACAAAATCAAGCACAAATTGACAATCAAGAAAATCAATGTAAAGATAGTAAAAACAATAATAATATAAAAGATAATAAGGGTGGTTCAACAATGTTAAAAGATTTACTAAGAAAATCACTTTTAAAGGATATGAAAAATGTTTGGACATTAAAAGATGAGATGTCTGAGAAAATAGAAACATTTTTTAATTCATTAGAAGAAGAAAAAATAGAAGATTTTATTAGTATTATAAATATCTTACAAGATAGTACTAATGAAAAAATAAAAGTCATAGAAGATTCCGTTACTGAATTAAAACCATATTCTGCTACTGGAACTTTAGGACAAACTGAAGAACAAGATAAACAAGTGGAAGATGAAAAAAAACAAACACAAGAACAAAAATCAGAAAACAATAACAAACAACAAAATCAACAAGAACAGACTGTAAATGATAATAAAAATCCAGATGAAAACAAATTACAAGATAATTCAGTTATAACAAATACAGAAAATGTTGAAAATGAAATAAAAGATTATAAAGATAAATTAAAAAATAATAATAGCCAAGATTCAAAAGAAAATGATGAAGTTATGGCTATGTTACTTAATAATTAACGGAGGTAATAAATGTTTACAAATAGAGCTTTAAGTGAACCAATAGGTTATAAGGGAACAGCCAAATCAGTTATAACTTCTGGTTTAGGAACACCAATGGCAGACCCAAGTTTAAAAGAAGTTTTTTATTTAAAAGGAGTAATGCCTGATGGATTAAAATTAGTAACTTCTCCATCAATAGCAGTTGCTATTAATGATAATGGTTTTTTAGTCCCAGCAGATGGAACATTAGCTCCTTACGGAGTAATAGGTGCTTGTTTAAGAAGTACTGAACATTTGAAAGAATATTTTAATGGTGGAAAAAATGCTGAAGGTGCTGTTTCTACAGCAAATAACATGGATGATTTACATGGAATAACACCAACTGTTTATCAAGCAGAATCATTATTTGAAAGAGGATATGCTTATAAAAAAGATGGTGCTACAAAAAGTTTATTTGAATTTAAACCTGGACAATTGTTAAGACCAATAACTACTGCTGAAATAGCTACTTCTATTGGTGATGATACTTTACCAGTGTTATTCGGAGAAACAAAAACTGATTGTCCTAAAACAAAAGCATATTATGCTGGAATGCCTGTTATTTTTGCAAAAACAGATGACCCAACACAAAAAATTGGTAGAGTTAGTTCAATATTACCAGGTAATTTTTATGACAATATGATTTACACAAATGGTAGTTGTTTTGACTTTGAAATAGCTGGTAAAAATACAGCTGGTTTAAGTAGAAATGTATACAATTCTTTTGAATCAGTTTATAAAAATAGTAATTACGAAAAGAAAATAGTTGAATTTTATGTAACTATGTAATACGGAGGTATATTAATCAATGGCAAAAAGATTCGTAGAATACGATAAAGAACAAATAAAAGATTCTTTACAATCATTCTTATCATTAAATAAAGAAAGAGCAATAGTTGATGATAAACTATTCAAAGATAATGCTGAAGAAAGTTTAGAATTTTTAAAAAGAATAGAAGATTTTTCAGAAACAATTATAAATAATGGTTTTGATGTACAAACTCAAAAGAATTTCTCAATGAGAGATTTATCATTAGAAATAGAAAAAACAATTAAGGACTATAGTGAAAAAACTGGAAAATCTATAAAAGATTTTTCTGCAAGTTCATTAGGAGTTTTTTCTCAACAAATATTAAATAGAGTTGTTACAAAAATACAATATAATGATTTTGAAGCTTGGCAATATGTTTCTAAAGACATGCCTTTAGAAGATTCTACTGTATTCTATACAGTTGTAATTGGCGAGGAAGGTTCTCCTGCAACAGCTAGAGTTGCTGAAGGTGGAGAATTTAAAACAATTAATTTAGAATCAACAGAAGATTTTATTAAAACTTCAAAAGGTAAAGTTGGCGTTATGGTTGCTTACTCACAAGAAGCTTTAGAAAGAAATGGTTTAGCATTAATAAATACTTTATTGTCTGCTGCAATAAATGATATGAAAAGATATAAATCATTAGAGGCAATTAGACTTTTAGAAGCACATGCAACTACAGCCTTAGACGCTTTATCTTCAACACCAACTTTAAAACCATCTGGAAGAAGTTTACAAAATCCAATTCAACAAAATGGTACATTGTTACTTGGAGATTTAGAAAAATTCCTATATCAAGCACAAAACTCTCATTTTAATATAGATGTAATTTTCTTACACCCATTAGCTTGGAATGTAATTTACAAAGAACCTAATATTAGAGAATATTTGAAAGAAACTGCGAATATAAGATTTATGATACCAGCAAAAATGGAAACAGTTTATCAAAATGCAGTTACAAAATGGAATCATAATGTTGGAAAGGCTGTTTATAAAACAGAAAGAATGGAAGTTCCGCAACTTATAAAAAATAAAAATTTAAATATAATTGTAACTCCATTAGTTTCTTATTTTGTAAAAGGTTCAACAGTTTATTCTCCAGCTACTAGATTTACAACTGCACCTGTGGCTCAATATTCATCAGTTTCTGAAAACTGTACTGATATTTTATTATGTGATTCTTCAAGAGCATTAAGTTATGTTCATGACGGAAAAGGAATAACAGTTGATAGAATAGAAGATAAATTAGTTGATGTTACAAAAATAAAATTAAAAGAAAGATATGGATTTGTTTTAGATAAAAATCACGGTGTCTTTGCTTTCAGAAATATTACTGTAACTGATGATGTTTATGATCCAACTGCAAATCAACCTATTATTACTTTAAAAAGAAATGAAGTTTTTAACTAATAAATAAATTGAATAGGCAGGTAATTTTTCCTGCCTATTTCAAAATTGGAGGAATAAATGAAAATTATTAAATTATATGGAGTTCATTATTTATCGCACAATGGAATCTTACTTAATTCTGAAAACAATTTTGTTGAAGCTACAGAAGAAAACATTTTGAAACTTCATAAATATATTGAAAATAAATATGTAAAAGTTGTTGAACTTGATGAGAATGGAAAAGAAATAATTGAAGAAAATAAAAATGAAGTTAAAGAACAAATAAAAGAATTATTTGAAGAAAAAAAAGATGAAAAAGAAGTTGTAGAAACAATAACAGAGCAAACAGAAGAAAATCAAAACTAAGGAGTAGAAAATGGAAATAAAAAGCTTTAGCGATATAGATAATGCGCTAAAAAAGGTGTGCGAGCTAAGTGTAGGTATCGAAAAGATCAACGGCGAAGTAACGCTTGAGTGCAACCGCATCAAAGAGAGCAGAAAAGCTGAAGTAGAGAGACTCGAGAGCGAGAAAAACTATATCGAGCAGCAAATCACGTTTTTTTGCGAAGAAAACAAGCACGAATTCGCCGAAAAACGCTCGAAGGAATTTACCTTTGGCGAGATCGGCTACCGCCTAACTAAAAGTGTGAGCTTGCCTCGTATTAAGGCAAAAGTAGAAAGCCTGCTAAAGGCGATCAAAAGCTACGGGCTAGCCAAAGAGTGCATCATATACGAAGAAAAACCTAACAAAGACGCTCTAGCGGAGCTAAAAGATGAAGATCTCGTAAAGCTGGGACTAACAAGGACCATAAAAGATAGCTTCCGTATAGTGCCGAAAATTGAGAGTTTGGAGGCAGGACAATGATAGAGCGTCCTGTC